ATCGAAGACGAACTTCAAACTCTCGTGGAACTTGAGGCTGATCTGAGCACGGTGCAGAAGGCTGCATACACGCAAATGTCCGAGGGAAAGACCATGGCGAAAGAGCGTATCTCTATAATCAAAAGTATTCTTAGTGACTATAAATATAAAGCGGAGAAAGATAATGGGTAATCAGGTAGCTACAAAAAAAAGTGCAGAGTTAAGCACAGATGTACTAGACGATATCTTTGACACAGCAGGGGAAGGCGCATCTTTTGATAGCTCAGAGATGCAGATCCCGTTTGTTCGTATCTTGCAAGCATTGTCACCGCAGTTGAACAAAAAGAAACCTGAGTTCATCGAGGGGGCATCGTCCTCTGACATGTACAACACGGTCACTGGTCAGCACTGGGACGGCGAGGAAGGCTTGGTTGTAGTGCCATGCTACCAGACCACTAAGTATCTGGAGTTTGTACCTCGTGATCAAGGTGGTGGGTTCAAGGGTGAGATCCCTGCAAACGATCCAGTGTTGCAGCGCACCACTCGCGAAGGATCAAAAGAGATCCTACCGCATGGCAATGAGTTGGTTAAGTCTGACCAGCACTACTGCTTGGTGGTGGGCGAAGACGGTAGCTATCAACCTGCGGTTATCGACATGAAGTCGAGCCAGCTAAAGGTTAGCCGCCGCTGGAAAACACAGATAGCAATGCAGAAGATCAAGCATCCTAAGACAGGTGCGATGGTTACTCCTGCGGTTTACGCGACTATGTGGCGTCTATCTACAACTGAAGAGACCAATGACCAAGGCACGTGGGGCAACTACCAGGTTGCCAAAGAAGCGTTGGTATCTGACCGTGATCTATTGATGGAGGCGAAAGCTTTCCGCGAGTCGATCATGGCGGGTGAGGTTAAGGCTGCTAAAGATCCGGAACATGTCCCAACTACTTCCGCTGGGGATGACGAAATCCCGTTCTAGTAGTCTTATCGGAGGCGGTGGCATCGGACCCCGCCGCCTCCACCTAATCTCAACAGGAGCCAAGCATGTCACTAGCACAAAGAATGCTAGCGGCCTTTGAGGGATCGAAGGTTGCACACGGCACAACTAAGGTCGGTAAGATTGGACGCAACGGTAAGGCCGAAGCGGACAGTCGCATTGTCCGAGAGCCGTTAACGAAAGAACTCATGCAAGGACACATTGACGGTAAGCAGGGGATCGGTGCGATCCCAATCAACGAAGACAACAAGTGCCGATGGGGTGCGTTGGATATAGATATCTATGATCTGGATCAGAACGAACTACAGGCGCGGATCAAGAAGCTAAAGTTTCCTTTGTTGCACTGTCGCTCCAAGTCAGGCGGAGCCCACCTATATTTGTTCCTTGAAGAGTACGAGCAGGCCAGCGTGGTCAGAGAGTATCTGCTTGAGATGGCGGTTGCCCTGGGCCACAGCGGATGCGAGATATTTCCGAAGCAGGATAAGATCCTGTCTGAGCGTGGGGATGTAGGGAACTTTATAAACCTGCCCTACTTCAACGCCGATCTACCGCAACGGTATTGTTTTGACGAGAACGTACAGTCTTTAGAGCTTGAGGATTTCTTGAACTACATCGATACGAAGTCTACTAAGGTCTCCAGTTTGGAGAAGCTACGGACCAAGAAGCAGCGCAAGCAGTTCAGCGATGGTCCACCATGTATGCAGCACATGTTTTCAGATGGGCCTGTAGCTGATGACAGAAACAAGAAGATGTTTATGGCAGGGGTGTACGCTCGGCTGAAGCATACGGATGACTGGAAGCAGCAGATGGAGACGATGAACCAGCAGTTGTTTACCACGCCCCTTGACGCCAAGGAGATGCTGGCTCTTCAGAAAAGTCTGGAGCGAAAAGAATACTTCTACACCTGTGAGCAGGAACCCTTCAAGAGTTACTGCGACAAAGAACTGTGCATGTCCCGTCGCTTCGGGGTCGGTGATGCAGAGGAGGTGGCAGTAAGTGTTGGCAGTCTGTTGGTGCAGTTGTCGGAACCCAGGCTATACTTCTTGAGCGTAGCGGGGCAACGGGTTCAGCTTAACTCTGAGCAGTTGCAGAACCAGAGGTTGTTTCAACGTGCCTGTATCGAGCAGATCCAAGTATCTACTCCAATTCTAAAGGAGCGGGTTTGGCAAAAATTATTACAATCGTTACTGGCTAACTCCACCAAGCAGGAGGTTCCAGAGGAGCTCACCTTGACGGGAGAGTTCAAGGACTTGTTGCGTCAGTATTGCACCAGTCAGATCAGAGCGATGCATCCAGAGGAGATGTTAAGTGGTAAGCCCTGGACAGATAACAGTGGGTACACATCTTTCTTGATCTCAGGGTTGATGGAGTTCCTGCACAACCGCCGCTTCAAGGCGTTCACAAGGGCACAGATCCAAGAGATATTGAAACAGATGAACAACAATCAAGAGTGCCACGGGCACAAGTCTATAAATAAAGCAGACGGATCGAGGTCCACGACCAGAGTTTGGTGGGTCCCTGCTTTCGAGAACATAGACGTATCACTGCCTATCGAGGAGATTAACAATGACATCCCTTTCTAAGATGATGAAGGCCAAGGATGTGGCGGAGTGGCTCGGTGTTTCAGAGTCCGCCATATACAAGTGGGTGGGGGATGGCGACTTCCCCAAGCCCTACAAGTTGGGCAACGCTGACGCTCAACGATCTGCCAGCCGCTGGAATCGTGACGAGATCGAAGCCTGGTTGGAGAAGCGGAGAAGCGGAGAAGCGTCATGAGCAATGACGACTTTAACCTCAAGATAACTGTTCGCAATGGGCGTCTGTTGAAAGCCATACGAGAAAAATACGAGTCTGTTTCCGATCTAGCGAGGAAAATAAATAAAAACCCATCAAGTGTAAACAGTCTTGTTACTATGAGGCAGGCTCCGACTAACCAACATGGCTGGACAGACCTAGCTTTGGATGTTTCTGCGATGGTTGGAAAAGATCCAGAAGATCTTTGGCCGGAGCACATGCGTGAGATCAAGTTAAAGAAATCGTCTGCCGAGGTGTCTTTAGATTTAGACAGTGTAAAGAATATCTTGTCTAATGGTTCTGTGGAGAAAAACTTGTCTCAAATAACCGCACTTAAAGAGTTATCAGAACGCCTTACACCACGGGAAAAAGAGGTGCTCAATCGCAGGTTTCACGAGAAGCAAAGCCTCGAAGAGGTAGCCAAGGTCTTTAATGTAACAAGAGAACGCTTGCGTCAGATAGAGGCGAAGGCGCTGCGAAGGATGCGGATGAGAGCCTTAAAGTTGGGTTACGGCGCGGATGATCGGAGCGAATATGCGTGGCAGTTCTCGACAGGGCAAAAAGCCAGAGATTTATTGGAGGATTAAATGATACCTAATGCTACGCTGATCCTTGGCCCACCTGGCTGCGGTAAGACGTACAGTTTAATTGAGCGGGTTGAGGCCAAGCTACAGGAGGGTGTGCATCCATCTCGTATAGGTGTGGTGTCGTTCACAACCAAGGCTATAGGTGAGTTTGTTGACCGGGCGTGTACCAAGTTTAACCTGACCAAGAATGACTTCCCTCATTTCAGAACTCTACATGCTACGGGGTATCATGGACTGGGCCTTGAGCGTGGCGATGTCATGAGCCGGGAGGACTACAAAGTTCTTGGCAGTCTGTTGGGCGTAGCTTTTGACGGGGCGGACGCAACCTCCATGGATGACGGCATGTCTATTCCTTCAATGGGAGGATCGGGGGCCAAGTACCTGCAACTAATTATGCGGGCGGTCTACCGAGAGAGGACTTTGGACTATGAGTATAACTACGAAGGGGATTACTCTTTAAATTTTGCGAAACTACAGCAGATTTCTAAGCAGCTTGGCGAGTACAAGGTCAAGAAGAACAAGGTTGATTTCACGGACATGATCTCAAGCTACGTTGATATCTCGGAGACGCCCTACTTGGACCTGTTGATTGTAGATGAAGCACAAGACCTGACGCCTCTACAGTGGACGATGGTAGAGAAGATGGCAGCGACAGCCACGGAGGTTCTGATTGCAGGGGATGATGACCAAGCTATCCACCGCTGGACAGGTGTAGACATCCGCAGGTTTGTGGGAAGCACAGACAGGACCGAGGTGTTGAACCAATCCTACCGCCTGCCACGGAGCGTCTGGGAGCTATCCATGCGAATCTCCAACCGTATCCCTGGGCGTTTAGAGAAAGAGTTCTTTCCCAAGGACGAGGAAGGAAGTGTCCGCACTGTTGGAGCCATATGGCATCTGCCTTTGCACCGAGGTTCGTGGACCATCCAAGCTAGGATTAACAAGTACGTGAACGACGTGGCGGAGCAGTTGGAGGCGGACGGTTACTTCTACAGTCGGAAGGGGCGGTGGTCAGTAAACCAGAAGAAGGTTGAGGCCATGGCAGTATGGCGTGACGTGTCGGAAGGACAGGCTATAGGCGTGGGCCGTATCCGCAAACTGTACGAGGCTGTACCAAAGATGGGCATGTATGCAGCGGTGAGCCGCGGAGCTACGAAGTTGCTTGACGCGGCGGGGCCGGAGGATCTGTTGACGTATGAGTTGTTGGTCAGTGAGTTTGGTTTACTCGCGGCGAAGGATACACATCCTATGGATGTAATCAAGATGTCCGAGGAAGAAAAGATATATATCCGTGCCATCGAGCGGCGGGGCGAGAATATATACCAAGAGCCGAGGATCAAGATCTCAACTATTCATGCGATGAAGGGGGGAGAGGACGATAACGTGGCAGTATACTTGGGGTCAACCAAGAACTGCGTTGAAGGTAAACATCCGGAGGATGAGCACAGGGTATTCTATGTTGCGATCACACGCGCCAAGCAGAACCTGTACTTAATCGAGTCGGACAAATCATACAGGTATGAGATATGAAACGAGATGAAGTCTTAGACACAGCTAAAGAATTGATCAATGGATCGAGGGCCAAGGACTACGGGGATGCGTTTGATAACTTCTCCCGCATAGCCACAGGCTGGAACGCAATCATCAAAGAGGCGATGACTAGCCATGGGTATGTGACCGAGCGGCACGTTGCACTGATGATGGATTGGTTGAAGACAGCACGTCTTCTAAACAATCTCGACAAGGATGATTCATGGATCGACAAGTGTGGGTACAGTGCGCTTGGGGCAGAGTTTACGGATCGTGAGCAAGAGATACAAAGCCGCTTGGATTCTTACTTAAATAAGGGACAAACAGATGATAATTAATCCAGGCTCAAAGCTAGATAAGGACTACATAATTGCGCAGCAAATGGATCAAGGCAAGGAACTGACGTGGAACATACCGTCTGAGTTTCCTGATCTAACGCAGCACAAGCAGATTGCAATTGACCTGGAGACCTGTGACCCGAACCTGACTACGCTTGGCCCAGGGTGGGCGCGTAAGGATGGGTACATTGTAGGCATCGCAGTAGCCGCAGGAGACTGGGAAGGATACTTTCCTATACGACATGCCAACGGTCACAACATGGACGTTAGGATCGCGCTGAAGTGGTTGCAGGCGCAGATGGCAACACCGCACATAGACAAGATCATGCACAACGCGACCTACGATTTGGGCTGGCTCCGTGCCGAGGGCATCAAGGTTGAGGGCCGGATCATTGATACCATGATTACCGGCGCCGTCGTGGATGAGAACCGTTTTTCCTACAGCCTTAACAACCTGGGTAGAGACTACTTGGATGAGCGCAAGAACGAGAAGCTTCTGCGCGTAGCTGCGGCGGAGTTCGGTTATGATCCCAAGGCAGAGATGTACAAGCTACCGCCTGAGTTTGTTGGAAGGTACGCGGAGCAAGATGCGGGGATGACGCTGCGCCTGTGGGAGAGACTGAAGATAGAACTAGAGCAGCAGGATCTCTGGAACATTTGGAACCTGGAGACAAGCCTTATACCTATGATGTGCGACATGCGTCAGTTGGGTGTAAGGGTAGACCTAGACAAAGCAGACATAGCTAAGAAGCAACTCAAGACTAAGATCAAGGATCTCAAAGCAGAGATCAAACGACAGTCGGGTGTGGCTATAGAACCGTGGGCCGCGTCTTCAGTAGCTGAAGTCTTTGATGCGCTCGGGCTTAACTACCCCACCAGTAATGACGAGCAAGGAGATCTTCTGCGCCGGGGAGGCACGGCATCTTTTACCAAACAGTATCTGTCTGCACATGAACACCCCGTTGCACAGATGGTTGTGAAGCTGCGGGAGTTTGACAAAGCTGACAGCACATTCATAGATACTATCATAAAACATTCCCACAATGGCAGGATCAATTGCGAGTTCC